TGGCGCTTCGGCTCCAGGAAGCCATGGACTCAGGCGACAGCCTCTCTGCGAATGACATCCGCACCCGGCTCAACGACGCGATAAACGACCAGTACCGCGCTACCGGCAAGTGGGCATATCTCATCGATTCGTTTGGCGATGCGGAATCCGGCGACGTGATCTACTCGACCGATGGCGAGGTCTACCGCTGCCCGTACGAGATGAGCGGCGGTGCGGGCGCGCAAAAGTGCATCATCGATTTCGACAAGTGCGAGGACGTCGTGCCGCGCACGATTTACGAGGTCGAAGCCGACGAGGGCGAGCACCTGGCAGCGATGGAGTCGGCGCGCGCCGCTAAACTCTACGGCGATGTCGTGCCGCTGTACGAGCGCTTCATCGGCAAGTCGGAGCGCGAGAATGCCTCCAGCGGATCGTTCGCCGGCAAGGGGAAATCTTTTCCGATTCTCAAGGCGGGCGACGTAGCGGCGGCGGCATCGAGCATCGGTCGCGCGGGCGCGGACAATTACTCCACCGACGTCATCAAGAAAAACATCATCCGCATCGCCAAGGAAAAGGGCTGGACGTCGGAGTTGCCGAAGGCATGGCAGGGCGATGACAAAGCGGACGCAAAAGAGTCCCGGCCTACCGCTGCGGTCGGCACGCTGAAGATTCGCGAGGCGTCTGCTTTCCCCATCGACATCGAACTCCGCGAAGCGTTGACCACCGGCAAGAAAATCAAGCTCATCTCTCCGGGACCTGGCGCGACCGCCTATTACACAGAGTCGGCGCTAAAACAGGCTGCGGCAGACAAGATCTTTCACGCCGGACTTCCGATGCGTATCGATCACCCGACGCGCGCCGAAGAGGCCGCACGGCCCGAGGGCAGCGTGAAGGACTGGGGCGCGGTACTCGCCACAGATGCCGCGTGGATGGAGAGTTACATCAGCGCTGGCAAAGAGCAAGGCCCCGGATTGTACTCCGAGGTCAAGCCATTCAGCGACCACGCGAAGACCATCGAGGAGAAAGGGCCGTACGCCGGTGTGAGCATCATGGCGAACGGCAAGCAGTTGCACGAGGCTGGCAGGCCGGTGACGAAGAACGGGCTGCCGGTGCTCGAAAAGTTCACATCTGCCGAGGGCTGCGACATGGTAACCCGTGCCGGCGCTGGCGGATTGTTTTTGCAGGAGTCGGCGCGAGACGCCAATCAACCACAGGAGAGTGATATGACAGCAGACGAAAAACGGCTGCTCGAATCGTTGGTGGGCGACAAGCTGCGCCGCGATGCGATCAGTGAAGCGGCACGGGTATTTACCGGCGTCTCGGTTACCGAGGCGCAACGGGAGTATCTCATGGACAATGTGTTGGCGCGGCCTCTGCCCACGACGGCAGACGGGCTGCTCGATGCGACCAAGTTCCGCGAGTCGGTAAGCGCGGAATTGACCCGCTTCGGTTCCGCCATCAGCGGACGCCCGCTGGTCGCCAACATGGGCGCACCGGCTCCGGTGCAACTCACCGAGGCGCAACGCACCGAGCAGGCCGAAGCGCTCAAGGCCGAAGATCAGACGCTCAAGGAGGCTTGGGGTTCCGCATTCTTCCGCGGCGATCTCAAACTTGCGGAGCGCGCTATGAAAGGACGGGTGCAGTAACATGAAAAACCAAGTCTATGCGGGCGCACCGACGAATCCGCGATTCGTCACCTGTCCGACCACGGTCAAGGCTGGCGATCTGGTGCTCGTCGGCACCGCGCCGGCGTGCGCGCTCAACGATTACCAGAGCGTGAGTGGCGGCGCGACATTCTACTTCTCGGGCAGCTTCACCGGCACGGTGATCGGGTCCAGTTCGCACAGCCCGTACACGCCTGTAGCGATCAATCCAGGATCTCCGCTCTATGCAAGCGGCACTCTGGATAGCGCAACCAACGTGACCACCGGGCTACTCATCACCGCGACCACATCCGACACGCCGTTCGGTCGAATCGATGAGTCCGGCCCCGGCGTGAGTAGCGGCGCAACCAACACGGCGGCAATCATCCGCTTCGGGGACGCATAAGGAGACATCATGTTTACACCCACCATTGGCGCACCGGAATACGCCCCCGGATTCGATCAACACGGCGCAATGCCACGCGGCGGAGGCGGAATGGATTTCGTCGCTACGCTGCCGGAATGGAGCGCGGAATCGATCTCCCCTCACGTGCAAGGCTATCAGCGCGCGGCACAGCAGGCGACGGCGCAACACACCCGCCGCGTCCTTGAGGCTGGCCGGCTGCTCAACGACGTCATCAGCGGACGCCTCGACCCGGTCTTCTGGCGCGAGGCGATGAACCCCAGCAACGTCGTGCTGGTCGAGCATCTGCGGCAGACTTACCCGCGCGTGTACTCGCGTGACGGCCGCATGTTGGGACTGCGCGAAACAATGGCGCAGACCGACTACCAGGCGCTATTTGCCGACGTGCTCGACCGCGCGTACTACGGCAATTGGGCTGCGTGGCCGATCACGAACTCGCCGCTGCTCAAAGAGGCCAACCTGCGCGACTTCCGCCAAGTGAAGCGCTACATGTACGACGGTCTCGTGACCCCGTACACCGGCAGCGACCCGGGCGCACCGCCGACTCAACAGGCGATGTTGGGACCCGCCCCGCAGAATGGCGCGATCCCGCCGACCGCCGCAACCTCCACCGCCGCTGTCACGTACGCGCCGCTGCTCTACCAGGCATCCGCGTCGATCAACTGGGCGGCTCTCGTGGGCGACGATCTGGGCATCTTCCAGAGCGTGCCCCGCCGGCTGGCGATGAAGGGCAACCGCGGTATCGCCAAATTCCAGACCGGGCAGTACTGCGACGCCAACGGCCCGAACACAACCACGCCGAGCGCGAATCCGCTATTCCAGAGCGGCTACCACAATCAGTTGACCATCGCGAATGGTGCCAGCGCGAACAACCCGCGCCTGACCATCAATTCGCTGGTGGATGCCTACACGATCCTGGCTGGCCAACTCGATTCGACCGGCGACCCGATCATGCTGGCTGGCCCGATGTACCTCGTGTACGGCGCCAGCGATTACGGCATCGCGAAGAACCTGGCCAACATGCTCGACGTGCTCACCCAGCAGCAGGGCGGCGTCGGCGGCGTGTCGACCAGTGCCACGGTCGGTCAGTTGATCCGCGTCCGAAACTGGGCGATGGAAAATCTCACGCTCATCTACGACCCGTATCTGTCGCTCGTCGCGACAAACAATCCGCATAGCTGGTTTCTCGTGGCCGACCCGAACATGCAGGAACGTCCCGGCATCGAGATCGGATTCCTCAGCGGCTTCAAGGAGCCCCAGCTTTTCACCGAGGTTCCGACCACGCAGCGCATGGGCGGCGGCCCGGATGCCACGATGGGCAACTTCTGGACGAGCAACCAGAACATCAAGATCATGGGCGTCATGGGCGCCAGCCCGATGGACGGGCGCTCGTGGGTAGGCAGCAACGGAAGCGGCTCGTAAGCTCTACTGGAGAGGCACGGACCCGGCGCACCGGGCATAGGGATACGACGACAAAAAGCCGTCGCGCAACTCAGGGGAGGCGGCGCGGCGGCTTTCGTTTTGAGAGCGCAATGGGATTCAGCTACATTCCGGGTACGCCAATCTTCTACTGCCGGCTGCTCATACCGGACACGCAGTCCCCTGGCATTTTCTCCGACGACGAGATCAACGGATTCCTTCAGATCAACCAGATGACGTGGCAGTCGTCGATGTTCTACTCGGGCCCTGGCGGGGCGGTCAATCTCCCCCAGACTCCGAGCAACTTCCTCCGCGCGGCAGCGCTCGCGCTCAACACGCTGGCCGGCAACTCGTCGCGGTTGGCGGGCGTGACGCAACTGCTCGACGTCAAACTCAATCCGGCTGCGGCTGCGAAGGCATTGCAGGACACCGCACAGCGCTACCTCGACATGGACGACAACTCAGGCGCGTTCGCGATCGCCGAGCAGGTAACGACTGTCTGGGCCTTCCGCGACCGCTGGCTTGCGCAACTTCAGCGGCAAACGGGTGGAGGATTTTTTTCTTGAATATCAGCACTGGATTGGCGCTGGCAGGACTTGCTATATCCCTCATCACGTCGATAATTGCTGTGACCGCTGTGATAGTTCAGATGAAAACTAACGTGCAACGGCTCAATGATCGCGAGAAAACCCAGGACGCGCGGGAAGATGCTGCGGCCAAAGAAGTAGCCGAGTTTATTGGCGTTCTCAAGGCCTTCATGGCGGAGCAGACCGTCATCAATAAGACCGTTTCTGCGGCTCTCGATGGAGTAGTGCGTAAGCTGGAGGACGTCCAGAAGACGACAGTAGAAAGCTCCACAATCGTTAGTCTGCTCACGGAAGTTTTAAAGAAGAAAGCTCCTGGAGGATTGATCGAAGGATGATCACCGTAAAGGCCACGCGCGAAGGACTCATCGGGCACCAGACTGCCAGCGGTTACTATGTCGACACGGTCGTCTCTTTCGTCGCGTTGCCATCCGAGAATGCCCTGTTCCGATTCGTGCGCGTGATCAACACCGTCAACGACCACGAGTGCATCGCTCAGGTGCTCGACGTTGGCCCCTGGAATATCGACGACGACGCCTATGTCTTCGGCGGGTCCCGGCCCCAGGCTGAGAGTGGCATCGACAAGCAGGGCCGCAAGACCAACGGCGCTGGCATCGACCTCGGTGAGAAGGTGTGGACGAAACTCGGAATGCAAGACAATAGCGCGGTGATGTGGGAGTTCGTGTCGTGAATCAGGCCGCAATCACTCTCGCGATCCAAGGTGTGATGGCTGAGGCCGTTGCGACGGGCCTGTTTGTGTCGCTGTTTACCGCTCTGCAGCCGGTGCCTACGCAAGGTCCGAACGGTGCCATCGAATTCGATTACGTCGATGTCGCCGGCCTCAGCAACCTGGTCTGCATGGCATCGCAGCAGTCGCCGGACTCCATACAGGCGACCGAAGTACGCGCGCTCGAAGAGATCACTGCCAGCGAATTGCACTTGGCATTGATCCCGCAGTATTTGCCCCAGTTGGACGCCGGATGGCGTGGCGAGGCACCGGACGGCAAAGGCGCATGGATTTGCCAGATTCGCTGGCAGGGGGCCTGGTACACGTACGAGATCCAAGGCGTCGGCAACGACTCGCAGAGCCAAGGCACGTGGGTCAAGGTCAAATTGGCTACCGTATGAGCACTCCGCTACAAGTCAAGATGTTCAAGCTGGCGGGCGCGGACTCGACCTTGCAGGGCTATCTGCTGGGTGCGAACAACACGCTCCGCTGGTTCCCGGTGCAGCTTGAGAAGGGCTACATTTACCAGGGTGCGTGCGTGGTGGTGCGCCAGATCAGCAGCGTCGTGGATTACGTACAGAACGGGCCGCTGTGTCTTGAGGGAGTGCAGATGCAGGTTGAGTGCCGCTCACTTGACTCCCTGCAAGCGCAGGCACTCGCTCGATATCTGTTCGTCAGCTTCTTTCCAAACTCGAATTTCACGGTGGATAACCAGTTTCAATCTCCGCCGATTCCGGCGCCGCCCGCGCCGAACTTCAGGCTTTCGCAACGCTCAAGCCTCGATTATGAGGTGCAACCTAAACCGGCGTGGGTGGAGATCCTCACCTACCGCCTCTGGAACAATGTAAACACTTAAGGAGAAACACAATGTCCGCTTTGGCTTTACCGGCAATCGCAAGTTACAATACTCAGCTTTACCTCGGTGGCCCCACCAGCCCGCCGAGTTATGTACTGCAAGCCCGCATCGGAAACGTGAAGTTCGCGGGCATGACCATCGACATGGTCGACGTGAGCAACCAGACGAGCACGGCGCACCGCATGCTCGGCACGCTGCTCAAGCCCGGCGATGTGACATTCGACTTGTTTGTCGAGCCCGCATCGGCACAGGATCAGACTCTCATCGATCTGATTATCACCGCACCGCCCGCACTCCAGCAGTGGAAGATCGTCACCGCGGCCGGCACGGACGGCACCGCGTTTGTGTTCAACGGCTATCTGAGCAAGTTCCCGCTCGATGCGTCCATCGGCAAGGCGCTGACTGTGGCTTGCTCGATCTCGATCGACAACAACGTCACCGTCGTCTACGGCGTGGGTCCGCTTTAATCGAGGGCTGAGTTATGACGCCAATCGAATACCCTACTATCACTGTCGGCGCACACGAGAATCTCGTCGTGCGCCTTTCGCTTGCGTCTCAACTGCTCCTGCGGCGCCGCGGCATGGATCCGGCGCGCATGGGAGAACTCATGCAGCCACGGATCGGCAACGAGCCCAATCCCGACGCGGTCGGCAACGTAATCGCCGTGTTCGCCTGCATGGTCGCGGAGAACTTCGTCGATCGCTCCAAGCCCCATCTGTGCGACCTCAGTAGCGCTCCGACAGCCGACTACTGGGCCATGCAGATTGACGACTTCGCCGCCATCGAGCGCGTCGTATGGGCCGCCGTGGGAAAAGCAGTGGAGGAGCGGCGGAAGAAGCTGGCGGTGGTTCCTCCGGCGTCGGAAGTAGCCAGCTAAGCGATCAGTATTGGGTGAGTCTTTGGGCGTTCGGGACCGCCGCAACTGGTCTCGGACGCTCAGAGCTCGAATTCTGGCTACTCACACCAGCCGAGTTTTTCTGGCTGAAGCGCGAGTGGTGCCGGGCTCACGGACAGAAGATCCCTCTCACTGTCGAGGAAAAATCTTCCCTCGACTACAACACAAAATGGGTGCAGGATCAGTGGATGAAGGCGCACGCCCGCGTGTCCGCACGGAAGCGTGAGGCGTTGTTGAAAGGGGCGCGAAATGGCTGACAGCGGCAGCGAGAACATCGGTGGCGTGAATGTCTCAATTGGCGCGGATTACTCACCGCTCGAAGCCGCATTCTCGGCAGCTGAGAGTAAGGCAGAGCAGGCAGGCAAGGACATTGCTGATGCTCTCGTTTCCGGCGCCTCCAGCGCGGGCGATGTCGCTGCCGAACTAACAGACCAGCTTGACGCCATCGGCCCAGCGGCGGACGGCGCTGCGCACGGGCTGGACGATCTAGGCGAGTCAGCGGGACACGCTGCCGACGGCGCGCACGAGGCCGAGAGCGGGCTCGCCGCCATGGCTGAGCAGATGGCCGCGGTCGGTGAGGCGCTGGTCATCACCGAAGGGCTTCGCGAACTCGGGTCAGAGGCGCTGAGCGCCGCCGACAGCATCACTCACGCGAGCATCGCACTCACCACGATCACGGGAGACGGAGGCAAGGCCGAGGAGACCATCCAGGGGCTGGAGCAGCTTGGAATGGCTGATGGACTCGCCATGCCATCGCTACTCTCTGCCGCCACGCGCATGCAGGCCATACTTGGCCCGTCTGCCGACGTGGCAGGTGAACTCAAGATTGTTGCCGACGGTGCTGCGGTCATGGGCACCGACATCGAGACGGCCGCGCAGAAATTTGACATGATGGCGACGGCCGGCACGGCCAATGCGCGCACCATGACAGCGCTGGGCATCTCCCTCAGTAGTCTGGCGACGGCTTATGATGCGGTGATCGGCGGCAGCGATGCGACGGCTGCCAGCGTGGCCGTGATGTTCAAAGCGCTCGATCAATCGCAGCGTATCGACGTGCTCAACGCGGCGCTCGGAACGCTTGGCGGTACTGCGGAAAAGGTAGCAGAGCAGACCTTCGGCGGGCAGTGGCAGCAGCTGGCCAACGCCTGGGAAGGCATCATGGTGCAGGTCGGGCAGGCGATTCTGCCTGTGATATCTGATCTGCTCGAATTCACGAAGACGGATATCGTCCCGTTCATTCAGGGACTGGTGTCTGCGTTCACTGGGCTCCCCGAACCACTCAAGGACACGGCAGTCGCGGTCGGACTCGCCGCAGCGGCGGTCATCCCGCTGACTGGCGGCTTGGCTGCTCTCGGCCTGGCGTTCTCCGGGCTGGAGGGATTGCTGCCGGCCGTCACTGGGCTGCTGGAGACATTCGGCGTCACCGCTGGCGAGGTGGCCGCTGAGGAGACTATAGCGGCGACGGCGACGGAAGGCATAGGCGTGGCAGCGGAAGCGGCTTCCGTTGGCGCCGCAGGGCTGGCTGGTATCGTGGGCGGTGTCCTGGTGACGGGACTGGTAGCAGCGGTCGCAAGCCTCACGGATCTGCAAGCGAGGCTCAAGGCAGCACAGTCGGCGTACGAGGGAGTTTCGCAGACCGATTTCAATCAGTGGCTGCAATCCGGAATAGCCGGACTCAAGACAGCAGCGATCAGTGTGGAGGATCTTGAGGCCCAGCAGGTAAAGCTCAAACAAGCTTTGGACCTCGGAGTAGTTTCTGCTCAACAGTATGCCAGTGCGATATCGGCCATTGAAGCTGCCATGAAGCGGGTATCGGCGGAAGATCTGGCAAGCGCCGTTTCACAGTACTCGTCCGGGCTGACGATTCTCAAAGAGGCAACGACCAAAGCGACCGATCAGCAGACCCTGCTCAACGCGGTGCTGGCTGACGCACAAGCCAAATTCCAGCAGGCGGCGGCTGGCTATCAGGCAGGCACAACGACGGCGCAGCAGTACCTGGCGGCGCAGAACGCCGTCACCACCGCACAGACGGCGCTGCAAGCCTCGATGGGTCCCCTCCCCGGATCGATGGATGCGATCACGGCGGCTGCGACGAAGATGGCGACTGCGACCGGGTTCGTAGTCTCGGCTCAGCAGGAGCAAGCCAACGAGACCGCAGTCGCAAGATCCAGCCTCGACCTGGCAACCGTCTCGTACAACACCAGCATCGCCAAGCTCGATCTGCTCAAGGCGCAGCTTGACGACACCAACGCAGCGTATGTGGCAGGACAAGCGCCGCGGTCGGCCGTCATCGCGGCCGAACAGAACCTACAAAAGGCATACGCCGATTCGCAGAAGGAGAGTGCAGCGCTCACCACCACCGTGCAGGATTACGCCAGCACGATGAAGACGCAAGTTGCCGCAGGAGAGGCGAACGCACTGAGCGGCATGGAGGCGCTTCAGACGGCGCTGGGCCCCACGATGTCCGCGTTCCTCGGAGTTGACGCGGCGGTGAATCGACTGGCGGCCGACGTGCCAAACTTCGGCGTCCAGACGCTCAACATAAGTACCGGGCCGCTGGTAGGCTTGCAATCGGCGCTGACGGAAGCGTCAGCCAAAGTGGCCGACTTGGCTGCGAAGATGGCGGATGGGGCGAATGTCGGCCAGCAGTACGAGAAGGCTCTGACGGCCCAACTCAATGCACAGATCGCACTCGACCAGGAAATCGCCGTACTGAATACTGGACTCCAGGGCGCTACCGATGCCTACTCTCTGGCACGGGATGCGGTAGCGGCGGCAAAAGCCAAGGTAGACGATCTGACAGCCGCATTCCAGGCAGGCTTGGCGACCTACGCACAAGTGCAGTCGGCACAACAAGCGCTCGCTACGGCCGAGTCTAATCTGGCGAAAGAAACACAACAGACGACGAGCGCGACCACTGGATTGACGGCGGCAAATCAGGCTTTAGCATCGAGCGCCCCGGCAACTGTGTCCGCTATCGAGTCTATCGGTAGTGCCGCGGCGAGCACTGCCTCGGATGTCAGCACTGCTGCTGATGCGCTGGACAACCTAACATCGTCCCTCGAAAAGGGAATACAGGTATCGACGGCGGCGAGCGCCATCATGTATACGATGGCGGGCAACGTGACCACCGCCGAAGGTCTGGCGGCCATGCTCGATGCAGAGAGCGCCCTCTACAATGAGTGGCAGGCTAAGACTCTTACATCCGCGCAGCAATCGGCGAACGATGCGGCCACCAAAGCGCAAGAGCAAGCGATGTACGATGCTGGATATACCCCGGCCAGCATCGCCAAGAAGACAGCCACTTCGCTCTCGCAAGTCCTCAGCGACTTAGGGCTGACTGCCTCGCAAGCGAACGAGACGAAATCGCAGGCGAGTGGTAGTACGAGTAGCACGAGCAGCAGCAGCGGTGGCAGTAATGCTCTGCTGACCTACTCGACGGAGACCGTCAGCGGGACCACCACCGCCGCAGCTTCTCTCTCCTCTACGTCCTCCACCTCGACTGGGTCTACGAGCGCTACCGTGTCGTCCAGCGGCGCCGGCACGTCAGCTATCGACGGGGGCAGCTACACGGCGGTCACTGCGCACCAGGCCGAGGGAGAGGTCTGGGCCGTCAACACGAGTGGCACATCATCGAGCGGATCGTCCTCCAGCAGCGGAGCGATCACCAGCGCGGCATCCTCGATTGACACTGCTGCTACCTCGATCAGTTCGGTCAGTAGTTCGGTCGGAGATTTGGCTGTCCAGGTTTCAGAGGTGGCCAAAGCAGTAGCCGATGTCGTCGGATACAACTCCACCTCTGGCGGTGCTATCGCGGGCGGATCGACCAGTAGCGCCAGCGCTGGAGGATCGGTCAGCACTACTTCTTCATCGTCCTCTGGTACTTCGTCCGGATCGTCTTCATCGAGCAATTCCGGAGGCGGGTCGGCCGCCGCTGGATCGGTGTACGACTCAGCGATTAACGCGCTGGCGCTACCGGCCGGGGCAACGTCACAATCTATCTCGCCGTTCCTCACCAAAGTGGAAGGGATGTTGACGAATGAGAGCGTGTCTCAGGTGGTGGCCTATCTGCAGCAGGTCTCTGCTACTACTACCCCGGCGTATCAGCAATACATATCGGAGATTGAGGCGATCATTGAGGGCGCTCCTCCTGGATATGTCGCCACCGGCAACCCGCAGGGATCGTACATCCCGACCACCGGCACGACCAGCAGCACGACCGCGAGTAGCACCGGTAGCACAGCGGCAACGCCAGCCGTCGCAAGCGCCAGCACGGCCAGCAGCACGACTGCTACAGTCCCCACCTCGACATCTACCTCTGGGACCAATAGCACGACGGTGCAGGTCAATGTCGACGCACGCGGGGCCGTTGGGCTAAGCAGCTCCAGCCTGCAATCGCAGATCACCTCTGCGGTCACGACGCAATTAGTCAGTCAGTTGTACGCCGCCGGAGCCCGGCTAACACGATGAGCTACACTCCACAGGTCAACGCCGACACGCTGCAGCTCTATCTCGGGATCTGCGCCACCGGGCGAGCGCGCGCCGGCAATACGACACTCGACAACGTCTCGTTCGGCACGGTATACAATCCGCGCCCGTCGATCACATTCACCCCGGATGACGTTGGCATGCCAATCGCGATCGTCGGCGGCGGCCCGGTCGATGCGCTCATGCCTCCGGTGTACTTCGTGCAGGGCGCGCTGTTCCACACGACCATCGCGGCCTACGTGAGCCCGACCGAAGTGACCCTCGCCGCGGCGCCGGATACCAGCATCTGGAATACCGGGTTCGCGACGGTGATCTTGTACCGTCCGTGCCCATTCGCGTCGGATGTGGCCGGTGTCCCGACGCAATTCAAGTACGACTCCTCAATTGCTCCGGGGACCGCCGACACGCTGCAATTCTCCGTGCTCAATTCGCTGGGAGGCGCATTGGGCCAGAGCAATCCGTACATCGATCGCTTTGGTCCGGTACTGCTCGGCCAGCCGGTGTATCTGCACTCGACCGATTCGAGCGTCGGCGATATCTTCGGTGGCTACATCGACACTCTCACCACCAGCAGCCAGCCTGGAGTCAGCGGCAAGCCGTACTGCTGGTCGGCGACATGCGTCTCATGGACCGGACTGGCCAAGCGGCGTGTTGTGCCGCCCGCGATCCCGACCACATTTACCGGCGTGGCTGGGGACGTCGTGTTCCGCACTCTGGTCCTCGACTATCTCAGCGACGATGGAGTCTCGGTGTCGACCAGTGCGGCACCGGACATCTCTCTCAGCGCCGCCATAGGCGCCAACGTAGGCCAACTGCTGGATCAGGTGGTGAGCCTCATATCGACTGCGGACACGGCATGGTATTGGACATCGGATCCATGGCGCACATTCGTCCTCACGACGCGCACAGCGACCCCGGCACCGTGGAACGTGAGCAATGGGGACGATCTACTTGCGGGTCAGACACCGTATCTTCAGTCACTCGTGCAGACCCACAATCAGCTGGCGAACAACGTATACATCATCGGGAGCGCCACGCTGCTCAACACGCTGATTGCGGATCTGGTCGGCAACGGCACGGCGACCACCTTCAATTTGCCGGAGCCTGTCGGATCGGCGCCGACCGTCACTCTGAATTCGCTGCCGCAGACTGTAGGTGTGCTCAGCGTGGATTCGGGCAAAGATTGGTATTGGGCGCAGAGTTCGGCTGTCCTTACTCAGGCTACGGGAGCGACTGTTCTTCAGCCTACCGATGAGCTTCAAGTTACGTACACTCCCGAGGTTTCGGCGGTAGCGCAAGCGCCCAACACAGGTAGCCTGCAATCGCTCCAGGCAATCGAGGGGACCTCCGCTAACTACGATTATTCGGCGACGTTGAGCCAACCTATCCTGCCTGACGATCTGCTGGCATTTGCCACCGCGTACGAGCTTGAGTACGGAGAGCCCGCCACGACCTGCCAATTCTACACGCTCCGGCCGGGGCTCGCGGCTGGACAATTGCAGACCATCGATTTACCCGAGGCCGGAATCCCAAGCGGGTCGTATCTCATCGCGACGATCAGCATGAGCACGATGAACAACGTCATTGCGTGGCAGTACACTGCGTTCGGCGGCGCAAACATCGGCAATGCGATCACTCAGTTGACCCAGTTTATTAATCGCTCGCAAGCCACCCTAAGCCTTACTGCGGCTACTACTGCGATTACCGGGGCCGGGACTACCACGCCAAGCGGATATGTAGCCGGTGTGTGTGGCAATGGGGTAGGCGTCAATCCTCCACCTATTGCTTTGCCCGGATCAGTTGCCGCTGGAGATTTGATTTTTGTAGCCCATAATTCCACCTCTGACGCTCCCACCGATAGCGAGGGCAACACTTATACGATGGCTATTAGCCGATCTTACACTGGTCCATTCTCGCCAATCGTCAGCATCTGGTATACATTCGCCAGCGCGGCAGCGTATCCGGGGTCTCTGACGATCACAATGAACCCGCCGCGGCATATAATTGCGGGGACGATAAGTGGTGTCAACACAGCTGCCCCGGTTGACTCGACGGCATCCAATCTGGACACGGCTCCATCGATCACCGTAGGATCCTCTGGGAATACTGTCGTCACCGCGTTCGCCAGCGGCACTACGAGCGTGACTGTCCCTACGGTGACAGCGCCAGAAGTGCTGGCTGGATACACCGACATCGAGATTGAGGCCGCGGCGGTGGCTAAGCCCGGAGTCGGATCTTTCTCCTCTTCGCTGGCGCTGTCCGGTGGCGTATCGATGGTTTACGCGAGTGTCTCATTCGCGGCGACGCCTGGCACTACGCCACCATCGCAGACGACGACCGTACAAGCGAATCCGCAAGGCACTGTTACCCATTCGGTAGGCGCGTTGACCAGCGGCCTGCCTGTGATCGGGCACGGTGGTGGCGATATCACGGTAGGGACCAAGACTGGAGTGACGAGCGAATTCGCCAGCGTGGCGGCGGTCGGCAGTGTCGGAGAGCCGGTGTTGTGGGGCTCGACTGGCGACCAGGGCGCCGGAGTAGTGGGGCAGTTAGTTCCTCCTGGCGGCAGTACAAGCCAAGTTCTGACTAAGACCAGCAATGCCGATTACGCTGTTTCTTGGCAAGTTAGCACCGATGACATACAAGTCAACGGGACGACTAGCCTAAATATTATTCAAGTAAATGGGACACAGGTCTGGATCGGACAGACCGAAATCCAAATAGAGGGGACTTTCATATGAGTATAGTAAACTTAAACCACACGACACCAGCAGCGCCAAGTGGAAACTCGAATGTAACTTGGCAGCAAAGCGGTAATAACGTATCCGCATATGTTCCTAACTCAGTTACTCCACTTACCACCAAGGGAGACTTGCTCGGGTACGACACCGCTCCGGATCGCATTCCTGTCGGATCAGACGGTCTGGTGTTGACGGCTGACAGCGGGGCCGCTCTCGGTGTGGCGTGGCAGCCAGTAGGGTCACCGCTTACAGCCCCCGTCCAGGCCGATTGGTCGAATCTAAACACTGGGTCTATGAGCCTCGCGCCAACCTACAAAGCATCGAGTTACTTTGAGATGGGTAGCCAAGGCAGCGGAGCAACGGTATTTGAGGGCATGTCTCATGCGCTTCCCACGGTCCCATACGTGGCCACGTTCAGACTCATCGGTAACTTGCCAGGTGGCGATGCCGGCCCGTATGCTACATTTCAGGCCGGATGGGGTGATGGCACAAAGCATCTATTTGAGCAACTCCAAGTACAAGTAAATGGAGGCGTGCCATACGTCAACGTGGTGCAGTGGTCGAGCAACACGAGTGAAAGTTCCAATCCGTCTGGTTTCCCTCCGACTGGGCTAGATGGACGGACAGGTATTTCAAACGGTGTTCCTATTTGGGTGCGGATTATTGACGACGGAACGAATTGGACACTTGAGTGGTCGCAAGAGGCGACTCCGACCAAATATATCGTGGCCTGGACCGGGACACGGAACACTTACCTGACAGCTACGCAGTTAGAAATCGGCGTCAATACTGGTGGCAGCGGGCACATCGTCCACCTGATATTCGATAGCTTCAGCGTCTAGAGCGGCGGCATGCTCGCGGCGCTCTAGCAGGGGTTCAGCCACGCTAGAGTGCACGATTCGGCGCATGTCGCCGTACCGATATTAGCAGTACTGGTGGTATGATGGCTCACGAAAGGGGTTCATCACGAGCATTCTCGACCGAATCCTTATAGCGGTCCAGCAAGCGAGCGCGGCGGCTACGGCCAACGGGGCTAAGCTGGATCAGATTTTGGCGATTTTGAACGAACCGGCCTCAGTCGACGGGGCCGAAATCACTTTCAAGGAAAACGACATGTCAAAACTACACCACAGCACCAAGGGCAAACTGAAATTTGTCCTCAACGATAACGGCACCGCGACCGGCACGATTTCTTTTGTCGACGCCGCTGGCGCCCACACCGCCCCCGCGGCCGGCGCAACCGTCGCGACCACTGTGACAAGCTCCGATCCCGGCGTAACTGTATCGGTCGACGCAACCGGCCTGATCGTGACCGCCGCGCCCGCAAGTCCGCTGCCCGATCCGCTGCCCCAGGGCGTCGTGATCACGGCCAGCGTGACGATCACCAACACCGATGGCACGGTCCTCGGTCCGTTCAGCTGCGACGACAGCAAGGACCCGCTCAACGTGACTGCGGGCGGCCCGGCTGGCGCGACCATCACATTCGCGTAGTTAATATAGGGCGGCGGGGCAACTCGCCGCCCTTAACCAGGAGACTCCATGGCAGAATTCAGACTCGGTCGCAATCGTCCTCCAGTAGGCAAGCGCAAGATGCACTTCCGGGACTACCGCACGGGGGTGCCGCTGCCTGTGCCTCCGGCGACATGCTCCTATGCGCCAAAAGCGGCTGGAGCGCTCAAGCAAATGTACCTCAACGACGAGTTGGGGGATTGCGTGATCGCCGGTATCGCGCACCTGCAAGGCGTGTTCACGGGCAATGCGGGCGCGGCCCCGGAGCAATTCACGCGCGACCAGATCATCGCCCTGTACAGCGCCATCGGCGGATATATCCCCGGCCACGATGACACCGACAACGGATGCGACGAGCGCTCTGCGTTGTCGTACTGGCAGACCAATGGCGCTCCGTTCGGGCAAAATCAAATCAGCGGCTGGCTGTCGGTCGACGGAACCAATTCTCACCAGGTGCGGCAAGCACTCTACCTCTTCGAGAATTTGGTATTCGGCATCGAGCTCCCGGACAAATGGATCAATCCGGCGCCGTCCGCTCCTGGCTTCGTGTGGGATGTGGCCGGACCAGCGGATCCGGACAACGGGCATTGCTTCGTCGGCGTCGGATACGATCAGACTGGAGTGCAGATCTCCACCTGGGGGATGCTCGGGAAAATGACCGACCAGGCAATCGCGGCCTATGCGTCGGCATCGGGATCGGGCGAATTGTACGTCGTGCTCACCCCCGCGATCATCGCCAAGGCAACGCAAAAGTCTCCGGCCGGGTTCGAGTTTGCGCAGCTAGCGGCGGATTTCGAGAACTTCTAAGGAACGACGATAATGACGAAAACGACTCTGATCTTGACCATCATCGCGGTGATCATCGCCGCTTGCCTGTGCCTCACCGGCTGCGCCGTCAGCCCGGTGACAACCCTGGAGCTCGCCGTCGGAGCGATCGAGATTGCCCTGCCACTAATCCCTGGCGTGCCGACTGACGTGGCGACGGCAGTAGAGTCCTATCTGTCGGCCACGTCCGCTGCGATCACACAGGCCTCTACAATCCTTGCCGGTACTGGCAGCGATGCGCAGAAGGCCGCGGCCATCACTGCGGCTTTCGCCGGTATAGCTGAGCCTCTAGTACCGGCCCAGTACCAATCGCTGGCGACCGCAGTACAGAAGGTGGCGCAGTACGTCGCGCAATTCCTGACCTCGACTGGATCGGCGGCGAACACGACATCCACGCATGCTCTCAGCGCCAAGGACGCATCGCGCCTGGCGGCGGTCAAGACCCGAGCGCAGACGACGACAGCCAAAGTGAGACGGTGATGGACTACAGCGCGCTCATCTCGCAGGTCCGCGGCGGCGTCATCACGACTCACCAGGCTGTCGAGCAGGTGTCGTACTCCATCTGGCGGTGGAGCGGTGCCGATGCTGTCGCCAACTGGTACATGGCGCTGACATCGCTGCGCAACTACTGCGCCCTGCGGAATATCGACATTTCCTGGGGTTGACAGACAGGACGAATTAGTACATAGTACTATTGGTTTCTTCGAGTAAAGCTGCCGCCGATCTTCCTCCGAGGCCGGCGGCGTTTTTTGTGATATTCTATATTCGTCTCACAGTAATCAGTTTCAGACGATAAACACCTCACTTTCGCGAACGCCCGGCTGCTACCGGGCGTTCTGCTTTTAGGGCAGAGTCTTTTCCGCAGCCCCATTGACGGACTGTTAGGATTCCAATGTGGCATCCGCCGCATAGTACTCAGTTAACTTCAGATAGCACATTTTTATCTTGCGCCGAATCCAGTAAGGGTACATACTGGTTTTGTCAGCCACCAACTGATAGGAGAAAAAAATGAACTACGTATTCCAACAGCCTAACGGCACACCGTACCCACACAACGATGAGGATTCATCGCCCATGCTCCTGGAATCAAGGGTGCACGCCAAGAGGGTCATCGCATGGCTTGGGTTGACCGATGTGAAAATTGTGAAGGCCAGCGATGGACAATTGGCCTGCGGGCATCTGGTGATGGTACATAGCCGCGAGTACCGCAAAAGACTCCGCTGAGTTGCCTCGGCGCTCAGCCCTCCGTGACCAGCGGAGCGCGGCGGGTGGTACCGCCCGCTGGGGTGCGCAAGCCCCGGCAACAAATAAAGGAGGTCAAGTAGATGGGCGTATACCGTAGCATCCGTGGCATCCGGCAGTGCGTTTTCTGTGGATCTACCGACGAAGATCAGACCAATTACGACATGGACAAGCCGCCAATCTGCGGATCGTGCAATACCCACGGTCCTTTCGGTGCTGGCTGGCCAGCCGCCGAATCCGGCGATCTGAAGGGCGTCAGCCCCCGCTACAGAAAATCGGTCGCTGAAAAACTCGGCATCCGAGTCTCCACCAGTCGCTAAGTAATGTCCAACATTCTCGCCCTGGACGGCTATAACGTCCTCGATACCAAAGACAACGAGCACCGCTGGGGTGCGCAAGCCCCGGCAACAAATAAAGGAGAAATTATGCTATCTACGACGTACTGTGGGATCTACGATAATGCTCCCATGATTCGCGCGCACATCGAGGCGTGCGAGGCATTCGACGCCAACCACGATCCATACTATCGGCTGGAGTTAGGCGGCGTATTGTACACGCTGACCGACGAGCATCTCCGCCATATCCTCGACGTCCTCAGCAGCGCTCTGCCGCTGCCGAAGTCGGAGCCGGAGTGCGAGTGCCATGACCTGGCGGGGGACGTGGCCGACGCCAGCGGGTGCGCGCTGCACGGCCGGCGAGGAGGGTCCGATGCCCAATTCTGACCTGCTGCGTGTGACAAATGAGAGTCAGTTGGTGAGCCGAGACGCGATGAGCGTGCAGCGCCAGCCGACGCCCATGGAGATGATCGCCGCCATTGCCCGCGACCCGTCCATCCCGGTCGACCGCATCGCGGCCCTGATCGGGCTCCAGGAGCGCATGGAGGCTCGCGAGGCCGAGAAGGCATACAATCAGGACTTCGCCGCGGCCATGCTGGAAATGCCCAAAGTGGCCAAGCGCGGCAAGAAGGACATGACCAAGCGCGGGGACCCGGCTGGCAGCGGTGGCGTGATTCCGTACGAGACATACGAGGACCTTGACGCGGCGATCCGGCCGATTGAGACGCGCTATGGGTTTGCGCGGTCTTTCTCCACGCGCCTCAGCGACAAGGGATCTGGCGTAATCCTGGTACTCACTCTGACGCACCGCGCCGGCCACAGCACGACGTCAGAGCGCTACTGTGCGCCAGATGAGGGACCGGGCCGCAATGCAATACAGGCCCTGGGAAGCGGCGAAAGCTATGGACGCCGCTACCTCACGAAGTCCAAGTGGAATATTGTGACCGTGGGCGCCGACGACGACGGCGACACCGCGGACCCAATCAGCGAGCAGCAGGCCATGGACCTGCACGACATGCTCGACGCGCTGGCGATGACTCCGACACAGGCCGAGCGCTTCTGGGCATGGGTCGGGCCGCCCGCGGTCAACGTGGCGACCATCCAGCGCAAGGACTTCGAGCGGGTCGCGGCGTGGCTCAGGCAGCGGGTGAAGCAGAGAGAGGGAGGTGGACGGTGAAGACGGAATCGGTTGAACTGATGGTGGTTAATGCGCAGAACGCCGTGCAGATATTCACTGGCGGCGGTCTCGCGGGCTTGCTCGATGGTATCGAGCAGCAAGTCCGGGCGATCAAACTAGACCCTTCCACGCCCGGCGGGCGTGAGGAGATTCGATCTGTCGCTTATAAGATCTCGAGGACTAAGACTGCTCTGGATGCCGAGGGAAAGAAACTCACGGAGGAATGGCGTCAGGCCACCGCCAGAGTGAACGCTGAGCGCAAGAAAAGTGCCGAGCGGCTGGAAGCGCTGCAAGAGGAGGTGCGCAAGCCGCTCACCGATTTCGAGGGAAAGGAGCAACGCCGCGTTAGGGCGCACGAAGATTCGCTTGGCCTCATTACCGGCATGCGCGAGATGCTCGCCGCTCACCCGGATATGTCGCTCGCTCTACTACTAGATCACCAACGGGACGTCGAGGCATTGCTTCCGGGGTATGTGTGGGAGGAATTCAAGTCCCGCGCGGAATTTGCGCGCGCCGATCTGGCTAAGTATCTAACTGACCGGATCGAATCACGCAAGAAATACGAGGAAGAGCAGGTGGAACTAGCCAGACTACGCAAGGCGGAAGCGGAAAGACTCCAGCGGGAGCGAGATGAAAGGCTGAAGGCTGAAGCCGCCGAAAACGCACGACTGCAAGCGGAGCGGAAAGCGAAAGCCGATGCCGACGCCGAAGCAAAGCGAGTGATCGAGGCGGCAGAGAAAGAGCGGTTGCGGGTGGCCAAGGAAGCAGAGCGCGTCCGGCTGGAAAACGAGCGCGCACAGAAGGCAATCGAAGACGCGCGGTGCAGGGAAGAGCAGGCTAAACTCGCGGCGGAACAGCGAGCCAAGGACGCCGAAGAGGCGCGCACGAGAGCAGAGGCACGGGCCGCCGCCGAACTCAAGGCCGCGCAGGAAAAGGCCGCGCGAGACGCCGAAGTGGCGGTGGCGCACGAACGAGCGAGGCAAGAGCGAGAGCGGAAGGAAGAGGAGGTAGCTCGCGCGAAGCGAGAGACAAATCAAAGATTGCGCGCCAAGATCCGCAGCGATATCGTCGCCGATCTGATAGAGAAATCCGCCGAAGAAATCGCGGATGCGCTACTGGCTGGGCACGTGCGCCATGTGCAGGTGGTGTTCTGATGCCTAACTACCGCTATGATCTAATTCAGGGTTCGGACGCCTGGCTCGAAGCGAGGCTCGGTATCCCGACCGCCTCCGAGTTCGACCGCATCATCACGCCAGCCAAACTGCAGTTGGCTTCGGCGGCGACGAAGTACATGCACCTTAAGCTGGCCGAGTGGATGTACGGCGCCCCGCTGGAGGCGTTCGTATCGCCGTGGATGGAGCGCGGCCAGGCGCTGGAGGCTGAGGCCGTGCGCTACTACGAGATGGAGCGCGACGTCGAGACCACCAAGGTCGGCCTAGTGCTCACCGACGACGGCATGATCGGAGCCAGCCCTGACCGACTAGTAACTGACCCGCTTGACTCGACTCCAGGGCTGCTTGAGCAAAAGTGCCCTGCGCTCGAAACGCACGTCGGCTACATGCTCGATCCGGCCTCCCTGATCGCTGAGTACCGCCTGCAAGTCCAGGGGCAACTGTGGGTCTGCGAGCGCGAGTGGTGCGATATGCAGAGCTACTATCCGGGGTTCCCTTCGGTCATTGCCCGCGTTTACCGCGAAGAAAAGGTACAGGCCGCGCTGAAGCAGCACATCCCGGCCTTCGTCGTCACGATGCTGGAGTGCCGCGCCAAGCTCACCCAGATGTACGGCGAACTCCGGCGGGAGCGGGTCGGCGCGGCGAAGGCGGCAGAGATCCTGGAGGCCCGCCGCGCGGCGCACGACGAGTGGATGGATTCGCCGGTCGGAGGTGTGTGGTGTGAAGACGGTATATTTCGATTTTGAGACCGGTGGCGTGCTGGAAGCGCAGCCATCCATACAGCTTGCCGCCATCGTGATCGACGATCAGAC